CAAAAGATTTACCCAACTCGTATCCCCTACATAGCGCCACTGGATATATCCTCCGTCACGCCGCAATTCAGCCAGCCGACCATCCGCGCCTACCCCCGTCTCAACCCATGCCCCCAACCCTGTGCTTGGATCAATAATCCAATCAAAGGAACGCATCAAATCTAAGTCCACCCAACGCAACCCAATGTAGGGCGAAGCAGGAGGAAGTTGGCTAATCACCGTATCCCCACCCCTCAAGCCTAAAGTGCCTGAGCCTCCCGGCAGGGTAAAAGCCAAATTCGATGAAGTGCCAAGATCGTAATCCAACGAACCATCATTGTTTAATGCGATTTTTTTCGTCCCGTCTTGCGAAATAAGCTCCCCACCGCCGCCGCCGCTAATATCATCCAGCAGCGCCACCGTGCCAGCCTTGTCAGGCAAAGTAATTACGCGGCTCAACGTGCTGTTAATCTCAAGAGTGGTCGTCAGCGTGCCTGCCGCGTTGGAGACCGTAATATCCCCAGAATCCGTGACTTTTAAATTGTAAGTCTCCGAAGGCGAAGTCACATTCTCGACCACATACTCCAGATCCCCGAGGTCAGAGATATCGGCAAGCGTGTGCGTATGCTGCGGCGAAGCCGCAATTTGCTGCACGCCACCGCTCGGATGCCTTGCGTAAATGATTTTATCGGCGTGGTTTATAGAAACCTCGCCGAAAACCAAGTCGGCAGCCGTAGGCACCCTATTCGGGATAACCGACTTCTTCGGTATAATCTGATTTGCCATTATAGAACGGGCTTAAAAAAAATCAGAATGTTCCCCCATCGATAACAAAGTTATCCAGATTCGGCACTACGCCAAAGCGATTCACCCCTATCAAAGGAGAGGCCACATTAATGTTCGTAGCAACCAAAAACGGACTGCCCAAACTTACATTTCCCAAAGCATCTGCAGAAAATGTCGCCCCAGCCGCACCGGTAGCGATGTAATTGCCCCCGCTGCCATCGCGATTAAATGTCCAAGCATTATTTAGAGTCGCATCTTGAATCTTAACAACGCTCGCCAAGACAGTCTCGCCAGGAGTTGCGGAAATGTTTTGAGTCTTTGTTTCAAGCGACTCAACGCGATCAGTGTATTCATCAGCGATAGAAACAACATAGCCAGCATTCTCATCGCCAGTGACTTCGATTTCCAAAGCAGTTCCACTGACAGCGACATCCACATTATCAATCCGCTGCCAATCCGATGCCGAGCGCACAAAGGCATCGCCAACCTTGGCATTCAATGTTTGCCCCGCCGCAGTATAAGTGCCAGCAACATCCACGCGGTAGTAATCGCCAGCAGCCTTCTTTTCAAGGGTATCAAGATTGAAAGGATCAGCAGGCAAAGTCAGCGAACTAACATTGCCGACATACTCAAAGACATCTCCCAAGGCGGCAAGCGCGGTGGAGATGGCGCTATCCACATAACCTCTATTGGTTGCGTCTTTTAAGCCAGTCGCTCCAGTGCGCGGATCCAAGAGATTTTCGATGCTGCTATCGAGCATGTCGATTCCGCCAGAAAATGTCTTCTTGCCGGTGACTGTTTGAATTGAGCCTAGATCGACAAACTCTCCCTTGCCGCCAATCGGCACCGCCACAGTGCCATCGCCCACATAGAGTTTATTGTCCGCAAAATTTATTGCGAGTTCTCCCGCATCAAGCGGCGGCGCTCCAACCGCCCCGCCTGCCGCCCGACGTTTAATTTTAAGTGTATTAGCCATAGTTGTTATTGTATTATGGGAAATTTATTGTTAAAAAACCCCCGCATCGAGCGAGGATTGCAACTGCCTATAAGTAGTTCCCGTCCACTTATAAGCAGCAAATTCGTCTTCGGCTACATAGAGCCGATCCAAGAGTGGCGGCGGGGTCTGCCCAGGTTGAGGGAAGAGCGACTTGGTAAGGAAAAAATGAATTCGACCGCCCGAAACAGAAGTGATCGCACCCCCAGGAGCCATCAAAGAAAGCTCGCCGCTTTCCGAAAAAAACAACTTCCTCCCAGCCGCGGGAGCCGCAGGCGGGGGTGTTGTTCCAAAATTTATGGATTTAATCATGGTTACATTAGCTCAATCCCTGCCAAAGTCAGGACCGCGCCACTTGTGGCAGCAGCGTCAATTGCCTGCTTCGTCCTCAGCGGAGTCATCCACTTGGTATCATCCACACCAGCCACCGCCTCTTGCTGAGACGCCTTCATATTCAAGGCCTCCACAGGCGTCCCGTCGGCGTCTCGGGCATAGTCGTTCGCCAAAACCACTGGGACGGGGATCGTTGTTTGCCTGATAAATTGAGAATTAATAGAATACGACCACTCAAACTCCATCACCAGATTCAAGCTCGCCGGCTCGGAGGCAAAAAGCGCTTGGATTGGCGTCGTATTGAAATTCAAAGCCATGGAATAAACGGCTTTTGCGCCCGCTCCCGCCTTTTCCCATAAAACACTTCCAGCCAAAATCTCGCTCGCGAAGCCCCCAGCAGCCTTGAACGCTATCCTGGCCTGGGCATTCGTCGGCATATCAACATATCCATTCCCTTGGATAAACTTGATCTCCAGAGGAAAAGAATCACCTCGCGTAATTTGGAGAGATTCTATAACCGTCCCAGCCCATGTTACTACCCCGCGAGTCTCGGTATTGATAGCGATACGCATAGATATCAAGCAAATAAAACCACGACATCGACAGGGCTACCCTCGGCACCGCGAATGTAATCATTAGAAAGCGTGACCGGCACTGGAGTCGCCGTCTGCCGCACAGCGACAGATCCTTGCGTATATCGCCACTCGATCTCCATCGCCAAATCGATCGAGGGAGTATCCGCTCCTAGCGCCGCATTGAGCTGGATCGTGTTCATATCCAGAAGCACCGTATAGACCGCCTTCGAGGCCGCTCCTGCCTTCACCCACTCCACCGCTCCAGCCAAAATCTGCCCGCCATAGTGCCCAATCTGCTTGAAAACGACCTTTACCGCAGCCCCTGCTGGCAGCTCCACATACCCGGCCCCTGCGATAAACTTAATCTCCAGCGGAAATTTGTCGCCGCGAGTCAACTCCATGGAAGTCAAGGGCTCATTCGCCCAAGTCACCACCTGTCTCGTCTCGGTATTGATCGCGATCCGCATACGCCCCAAGCCCGAGCGTCAACTTTAAGGCATGATAGAAATGGAGACACTGCGAGTATCGCTGCCGCCCGCCCCTGTCGCCGTTAATTCAGCGTCCACGCTCCCTGCAACCCCTGGCGTCCCGGTAATCTGCCCAGTTGTAGAATTAATGGAAAGACCCGCAGGCAACCCCAGCGCGCTCCACGAAGTTGCAGGTCGATCAAGAGCATCCGAAAGTGCAGGAGTCGCAGTAAACGGCTGCCCGACATTTCCTAGAAAACTTTGCCCCGTCTCAATGCTAGGAGCCCCTACTCCGATTATAATCGTAACAACCTTAGCGCCCTCGCCGCCAGGCCCAGCGGCCCTTAATGTGACATCATGGTTAGCGACATTATCGGGAGTGCCCGTTATGGCCCCGCTTATAGCATTAATGGAGGCCCATCCCGGCAAGCCGGTCGCGCTCCATGCAGTAACCGGCCTATTAATAGGATCATTGACAGTCGGCGCGCCTAAGAATGCCGCGCCCACCTTGCCCGTGAAGCTTGTATTTGTAATGCCAGGAATGCCTGCCAAAATAGAAAATGCCACCCCCTGAGCAATACCAGCTCCTCCATCGCCACTTGCAGAAATCATCGCGGTGAAGCTCCCCATCGCTGAAGGATCTCCCGACACAATGCCCTGTGCGACATTAAGGTTCAATCCAGCAGGCAGACCCGAGGCGGACCATGTTGAAACCGGCCGATCCATAGTCTCCCCAAGAACGATTCTCTCAAAGAATGAAGCCCCGACCTTACCGACAAAACTTTGACCCGAGGCCACAATGGGCGGGCCAGCAAAAATAGGGATCGGCGGCTCATCCCGATCTTCAAGGCGCACATAATCATTTTCCACCACAAATGTGACCGCCTTACTCGACCTCCGCATTCCCCGGTATTCCCATTGAATCTCCATGGCAAAAGTCACAGAAGCCAATTCGCCTTGCAGAGACAAAAATTGATCCACCACCTGTTGCGTATGGAGATTGAGGCGGAAAACATAATAAGACCCCAAGCCATGCCCCACCTTTCGCCACTCCGGAGACCCCGCCACCGGGTAACTCGAAAATTCTGTCGTCTTTTTAAGAGAAATCCGCCCGGAAGCCCCTGATGGCAACTCCTTAATGACACCTTGACTTACAAACCGAACTTCTACAGAAAACCGATCACTCCTCTTCGCGGATAACCCCGCCGCAGCTCCAGAGTTTCGGAAATCCGAAACAACCAGAGTATCAAGATCTACATAGAGTCGCATACACGCACCACCCTTAGCGTCAACCCGCCATCATAGGGTGTTTATTGTTCATTTTTTTTAAAAAGGTTTTTGAAAGGACAACCGCTAATTGATCTTTGATGCTCTTCGAATTTTTTGTTTGTTTCTACATTTTCTATTCCCTTTACATACCACTGATGTTCTTTTTTACTTTCTCCCGCTTCTTTAAGGCCTGCTCTTTTTTGCCCCCACAACGAATGTTGTTTCCCAAATTCTGAATTAGCGTCGCCTTCCTCTTCTATTACTTCAAAACTTTCTATATAATTTCTCTGGAATGGGAAAATGCACGCGATAGCCTCTCCTTTTTCAAATGTTACAAGCGTATCTTTATTTGTAATTTTCCAATTGCATGTAAAAGTATAAGGAAGCCAATCTGTCTCGACTATTGCTTCTAAAGCATGTGCGCCATGTTTAAAATAATTAGTTGGAGCTTTTACAAAAATATTGTGACCGGGCGTTGTTCTCAAAATGAAATTTAAAGACGAAAATGTAATTATACCATTTCCAAAATGAGAAGAAATAAAGCCAGAATCAATAATTTTTTTTTCGTCTTCGTTTTCTGGATAAAAATTGAATTTTATTGCATTTTCATGCCTAATGCTTCCGTTCCATAATGCGTCAAATTTAATAGGGTTTTTAATTTCCCATCCAAATCCATTTGCAACCACCAATGGCAGGCACTTATAAGCATGCTTATTATTAACTTCCATCCATTCCCTTTTTTTAGGAGGAATCTCTATTGGATAAAACTGTTTGAAACCCGGCAATGTCCATTTTTTTATATATTTTTGTTCTTCCATTGATTTTTCTAAATGTTCGCGGTGCTGATTGGCTTATACGGCATTCCACTTTCCTAACGGGCACCGTTCTGTCGCCATACGCAACTTAGCCCATGTGCTACAGCCACACTCTTTACAACGCCCAGTTCCCCCTAAGGCTTTCCCGTCCCAAAATTCGCACTCTTTGCAAATACTCAATCGCGACTTCACAACTTCATCAGTCGATTTGGGAAACCCCGATCCCGCCCAACTTTTCAAACTTTTACTTGCGCTGGCAGCCATTTCGCTAATACTCAAGTCTGTTGACTGCTCAGCATGGAGTTTATTTAGATTCCTTAAATGATACTCTCTAAGAGCCAACTCCCGTCGCTCCGCTTCGGTCTCCGCTAATTGTTTATTCATATTTCAATGAGTGGCGGTGGCTCACAGGGGCGGGCAAACCGAGCCACTTACAAAGTAAAACCCGCAATTATCATAATAACCGGAGTCCAAGATTTTAACTGAAACGCTTCCTCTTAAAGAAGTTATCCCATTATAATTTGTGTTCTGAGTCAAAAGAGTATTCCCGATATAGATTTGAAGCTGTTGCGGGGCAGTAAATGGCGCATTTGGTCTTGTGCATTTCATGCCTTTTGCTGGGTAGCATGGACCCCCGGTTGACCAGTGCGCGCCATCGCTCCAATATTCCGGGCAAATTAAATCGCAATTACCAGATGAGTGTATTACGAGATAAGAGAGTGCATTGGTCACTGTTATCCCTAAAGACACCCTTGCGCTGCTGCTTGCAGAAACTTGACCGCTTCCATATTTACATGAACAACAGCTGCACCCGACGGCGCGGAGCCCGCCGCCATCGGCTTTGACTCTGATGGCACCGGCTGCGCGGCCGAGGATCATGAGCATTCCTCCGTAGGAATCCATACAAGAGAGCCGCCTATAGCGCCAAGAACATGACCGTCAGGAATTGGGCAGGGAATGGAAGGGCAAGGCGGCGGCGGTGGTGGCGGCGGCGGCGGCGGCGGTGGCGGCGGTGGCGGCGGTGGCGGAGGTGGCGGCGGTGGCGGCGGCGGTGGCGGCGGCGGCGGCGGGGGATCTTCTCCGGGGTCCTCCCCGGGGCCACCGGGAGGCATTAGTTGCCCTCCTTCAATTCGTAGAGATCGGCGGCCACATTGTAGCCTTCGTTGGTGATATTGACCATAATGGAGCGATTGTCGAAGTGAGTATTATTCACGCAGAGTAAGTATTTTGTGCCTTCCGTAAGGCGGGAATTTCCATTTCGGTTAGTGCATTTCACAACGAACCACTTGTAGGTCGAAAGCACAAGGTAGGGTATGGTGGCTCCAGCGTAGTAGGTCGGCTTGGGGCCTGTGAAGTTGACGCCCTGGACGCCTCGAAGCGGGATGCTTTTGTTAGTGGAAAGCGTGACAGATTTTCCGGCAGCCATACTGTCAGCGGCGTAACGCTGGGTGTCGTCCAACTCGGGGAAGGTCGCGGAGCTGAATACTGAGGAAACGAAGTCAGGGGCGAAGGCGGCCTGGAAGAGCGAAGTGTCGTCGCGGCGTGACAGGCTCCAGAGGGGGGCAAATGGGAGCTTAAGGGTGAGCGGCAGGAGTTCCTTGGCGGTATAGCCGGGGCGGGAGTTCGGGATTGCCCCATCACTGCCGTCCTGGTAGATCACGACATTCTGATCATCGACGATTTGGACAAAATAAATTTGATATTTCTTATACCACCATGGCCACCAATCCAGTGACGGGGAGAAGGTGCGTAAGGTAGAGATGTGGTGCCCCGTTCCGGCCGTGGTGGCGAAGACTCCAGGGATTTCGGCGACGATCTCAATCGTCTCGCCGCCGCTGGCAAGACCTTCATAGGCTTTGTGAGCGGCAGTGTAGTTTAGCTGGCCAATTTGCTTTTTGCAAAAGACGATTTTTTGATCGGTAGCATCAAAGACGACAAGCGATGAGGCGGCCCCGATCTTCAAGGTATGCACATTGTCCAGCTCGCGGGGCAACTCAAAGGCATTGCCTGGCCAATAATTGAAGGTAAAAATGTAGGACTCAGTTCCTTTGGTGGCACTAATGGTAAAATCGCCGTTATCATACCCGGTGGGGCAGTTCCAACCGAGGTGCAGGATATCGTCACCAGATTCTGTTTTTTCCAGAACGGAAAAAGGGGTGAAACGGCTCACATTGCGGCCCGCGATCTGCGCGCCAGCGAGGAAGACCTTGCTAACGCTGACGGCATTGAGTGATTTCGGCACCGGCAGTCTACTGGCGTTGGTAAAGGCGGGCAGGTCGGCTTCAATTTCAGCCCCAGAATCGGTGCGGAAAATGACCTTAACTTCAGCGGCGCTAAAGTTTGTTTCAATGAAGAGGGTGGCGGTGGCAGAGTCGAAATAAAATTTTTCTGGTTGCTCGATGCCGCGATCTTTACTGGTCACGGAGACGCTGGTAACTTGAAAGTCTGGCGAAGTGATATCAATGTTGGTGTTTGTGGAACTGACCGGAGCAGTCACGCTCTTTAAAATGGCGACGCCGAACTTGACAAAATTTCGCATGGCCGAGCCGGTGATTTCAATATTCCCAGCAGTCGCGGGATCAAGGAAGTAAAAGCACTGCCGATCGGGGTAAAATACAAAATCCTTATCAGCAGTAAGCGGCGTGCCATTGAGAGTGACAGAAGAGACGTCGCTGATCCATCCGCGACGGGCTGGAAATGCAGCGGTGCTGGGTCGGTGGAACGTCGTCAATTTACTGATCGTTTCCGACAAGGTGAGCGTGCTGGCGGGTGCTCCGGCGGCTACCAGAATTTTTTGCCGCGCGGCGATATAGCGATCGATGGATGCAGTGCCGTCAGTTGGGCCAGGTGGGGGCGGGTCAGGTGGGGGCGGGTCAGGTGGGGGCGGGTCAGGGGGCTCGGTTGGCTCGGTTGGGTCGATTGGAATACCAGAGGCCCCAAAAAGTTCAGCCTTCACCACCCCCACCGCCAAGCCCGAAAAAACGTAGGTGTAATCTATCATGTCGGCCTTAAGCCGAAAATGCGCGACCCAAGGAGCCAGCCCCCGACCCACCATCAACCGATTCACCGGGATACAGTCATCCCCACGCAGGTTGGTCTGTAGAAACACACTCGGATACGGCACTCCCTCCGCCGCCGGCCCCCAAAATCTCTGATCCACATCGCAAGCCGTCGGACTACCGCAGACGTTCGACTCCACTCGCCGCACTGGCCGACTTTTGCCCCCGTGATACACCACATCCGAGACTTCCTCCGCCACTTCCGCGCAAGCATCGAGCCCTATACCCGGCACCACCGACTGGCTCACCCAACCACCACTCCCGTCATCAACCTCAAGCTCAGGCTCAGGCTCAAGCACGATCCTTCTCGTTCCACCCTCCACCGTCTCCGAACCCAAGTAGCGTTTCCAGGGCATATTACGCCGTCCGCCTCAAGTTTAACGAGAAATGCACCGCCACCTGCCCGAGAGGCATCTCTTCCGTCGCCCAGATATTGTAGACCCCATAAGAGCGCCCCTCGTCGATTATTATTTCATCTTCGATCACGCTCTCCCCATTAGCGACAGAGACATAATCAAAAGGACGACCCCCCGCAATAAATGGGCGCCTATAAATCAACCTCTCAGCGCCTCGCGACTCAAGGAATCTTACCCCTACCCGCACCAGCGGCTCTGGGGTGATCCGCCCATTCAGCATCGTATAGCAAAACACCTCTACCCTCCCAGTGAATCCCCGCGTTATATCAAACTCCCCCCACAGAAACCTCGTCAGATCAATCAGCACAAAGCCCGGCTCATCCTCCCCCGGCGCCCCCCCCCACGAAGTTACTCCCGTAAACCCCGGCACGATGTTGCGATATAAATTCCACGACCCCCCCGACTCCATGAGCGCGGCGGCGGACGACATGAAATTCATAAATACACTTTGCTTTACCACTGCATAAAGAGCCGCCGATACCGAAAAATCTACAGTAAACACCGCCTCATAGGTAATAGAAATCTGCGCCGTCTCCGTATCCGTGCCGCCCGGCCCCGTCGCCGTGAGCGTCACTACACTCACCCCCTGACTTCCTACTAAAGGTATGCCCGTAATCGTTCCGCTTGAGGCGTTAATCGTCAGCCCTGCCGGCAGCCCCATCGCCGCCCAACTTGTTGCTGGCCTGTTCGTGCTGTCGGTAAGAGAAAATGTTTTGGTAAAGGCCGTGCCCACCGCTCCCGAGGCAGTCTGCCCAGCCGTGATGATCGGCACGCCCTCAGCGATCGTGAAGGCAATACTCGTTGCGGCGCCTGTGCCGCCGCCGCCAGTCGCCGTGAACGAGGCGGTGAAAGAGCCTTGGGCTGTCGGAGTGCCCGTGATTGCTCCCGTGCTGGTATTCAGCGTAAGCCCCGCAGGCAACCCCGTGACGCCCCAAGAGGCGGCAGGGCGATCCAGCGCGTCATCGAGAGTCGGAGTCGCAGAAGTAAACGCCACACCCACCTTGCCCGCAAAGCTCTGCCCAGCCACAATACTCGGCGGCCCCACCGCGATCGAGATCACCGCCGTCTCCGTATCCGTGCCGCCCGGCCCTGTCGCCGTGAGCGTGATCGTCGCGCTACCGCTATCCTGCGGCGTCCCTGTGATCGCTCCTGTCGTTGTGTTCAGTGCCGCCCAGCTTGGCAGCCCTGTCGCAGCCCAGCTTGTTACTGGACGATTCGTGCTGTCGGTGAGAGAAAATGTCTTGGTAAAGGCCGTGCCCACCGCTCCCGAGGCAGTCTGCCCAGCCGTGATGATCGGCACGCCCTCAGCGATCGTGAAGGCAATACTTGCTGCGGCGCTCGTGCCGCCACCGCCAGTCGCCGTAAAGGAAGGTGTGAACGAGCCTTTGGCTGTCGGAGTGCCGGTAATCTCGCCTGTAGTCGCATTGAGCGCCAGCCCTGCTGGCAGCCCCGTCACGCTCCAAGAAGTCGCAGGGCGATCCAAGGCATCCTCAAGGGTAGGCGTTTGGGAAAACGCCACGCCCACCTTACCCGTAAAGCTCTGCGCAGTCGTAATAATCGGCGGCCCCACCAAGACAGAGATCACTGCCGTCTTTGTATCTGAGCCCCCTGGCCCTGTGGCCGTAAGCGTGATCGTCGTGCTTCCCACATCCTGCGGCGTGCCCGTGACCGTGCCTGTGGTTGTGTTCAGCGTTGCCCAGCTCGGCAGGCCAGTTGCACTCCAAGAATTTACTTTTCGGAAAACAGGGTCAGTAAGCGAGTATGTTCTGCTAAACGCATTGCCCACCCTGATAGTAGAATTCCCGACATTGATAATTGGAGGCCCTGGTTTAATTAGAGGTTTTCGTTCCTTATACCCAGTCGACGGAACAAAATAACCCGTGAAATTATTTGCACCGCCTCGATCCTCGAGGAACTCCGACGTAGGATTAATTCCTTCCTCGCCCATCGAATTAAAAAAAGAAATTACTCCGGTGAAGGTATCTTTTGACGCGTGTGCAATTCGCTGATACGGGTATATATCATTTTTCTCCAATAGAAAGGAGCATCTCCCGTGGCCAGGCGATCCAAATGTCCCTCTATGTGAGCCGAAAATATCAACTATAGCAGACCCATCTATTAAAGGCCCTATGCCCGCCCATTGCGGCTCAGCCACGTATGGCGCAAATTGATCAGAGTCATAATAAGCGCAAATGCTATTATCACCATTAAGAACTACAGCGCCAAGCCCTCCAGCCATTACGATTTTCTTAGGACTAGAAACTGCCCCATATATCAGGGCGTAATTTCTAGTTTGTCCCCAGAAATATACAGGTTCGTTCAAAACATCGCCAAACAACGGGGCCTCGCTATCAAAAGTGAATCCCGGAAACCCGGTTGATAGCGCTCCACATTCATTTCCGTTCGAATGATATGCTGAAACGCCTCCTGTCGGGCTCGGATAAGTATCTTGATGATCAAACGCGTCCGCCCCAATTAAAGTCCCATCACTTAGCAAGACCCCATTGTTAATTCCAACGGAGTTAACAGGCGATGCGGAATATTGCGTAGAAGATGAAGACCAAGCACCGCTGCTGTAAATAAAACTAACAATTTTACCTGCGTCAGTATAAACATAAAATTTTCCACCGCCCACCCACCGGCAACTCAAAGGACTCCCGTCACCCGAATTTACTTGCAAATTATCAAATACTGGATAGTCACCTAAATTAAGATAAATTAAACTAGAATAAGACCACTCGTATTCTGCCGATGCAAAAACAGATATACTACCATCATCAAACAAAACAACATTGGCATCAACCTGGCTAGAATAAATTGAACTATGCTCAATAGAGTCATAATCTACAATAAGCTTGCCATCCCTGTAAAAAGGATAATCAGAGTTTGTGGTTAATCCACCCATATCCTAAGCAATCAAATCCCTGCTCACGCGAAGCAGGAAGGTTGTCACGCGGGTTGTCATGCCTTTTCGGCTCCGGCGTTAGTTCAGCGAGATAGAGACGCCTTGCGCGTTGAAGCGCGGGATATCGCCTTGCACCACTGTGCGCGAGGTGATCGTTGTCCAGAAAAGCAAATTCCCTGCCGTGGCCGCATCCAGAATTCCTACACCCACGATCGCGCCCCAACTCCCCGTCGCCTCCGGGAAGGTGATTATAATGTTGTTTCGCTTCAATCCGCTGATGGCGGCAGGCCAGTTGGTTGCATTGTTTGTCACAGCAACGCGAGCATAACTGCCCCCGCTCACTTCAGTGCCCCCCCCGCCGTCGCTCGGAGCCGATGTGTAAAGAGCAAAATACACTGTTCCTGGAGCGGTGTAGGTCGTTGCACCCAGAAGATGATCCAGAACTTTATTTTCAAGATAGTCGGAGAATGCGCTCATACCCTCAATCGGACTTGTCAACAGATCAAATCGCAATCACCGCATTCACCGCCACCGAACGCTTTACACCGTCAATTAAGCCTTGCCCCGGCCCCACCCGCGTTTCCAAGCACCCATCATAATCCCGACCAATCACCGGCGATTCCGAAAACACCCAGTCCCCCGCCGACAGATCATTCTCATCCAGATCATCATTTCGCAGACCCCTCACACCCACCGCCGACTCTACACTTCCCGCCGCCTCCGCTGAGTCGTAGCGCCACAGCCCAACCTTGAGATCCGCTTGCGTCGTTACGGTATACAAATCCTCCCCCAACCCCACAGAATAAACCACACCACCCTGGAAAGCCCCGCTAATCGTCACCGCCGAGACTTGCTTTGCCGTTGTAGACCCCTGTGACACGCTTGCCACAGAGATCGCTCCACTCTTGGTCGATGCCGCCGTGATCTGCAATACCCCTACCTCTAGCGCCGTAATCGTGATTTTTGAGCCCGCCGCATACGCCTTCGCAATGCCCGAGCTATTGATCTTTTCTGCCAGATTCGCAGTGATCGTATTAAGCCCCTGAGCCACGCCCAACTTCACAGGACTCGTCACCCCGCTCTCCGCCACTAGCTCGCTGAAGCCTCTTGCCCCAATACACCGCGTTCCCGACCACGCCAATCGGCGTGCCGTCTGCGTCATGCTTGGATTTGATAAAAGCTCCTTCAGCACCTGCCCAAAGCTATACCCCTCCTGCTCCACCACTTGAAATTGCAGCGTAAACCTAGATACCACGATCTCCTCCGGCATCTCCCCTGCATCGAGTTGCAGCGGTGGGCGATCCGAGCCGCCTATAGTCAAGTCGCTATGAAAGTTGGGAGGATACGGCCCCTCAAACTCCGCCTCCCACTGCCCAACTCGCGTCGGGGTGCCCCAAAACCGCAACCCCTCCTCCATTCCGACCCAATTCATCCCCGTCGGGATGCCCCCCTTGCCCGTCCACCGCGCAAAAAGAAATTCATCACCCCTGATAATCAAATCATTAACCATTTCAGGAGCGCCCGAAAAAATTGGCTTTCGGAATACCACCAGGCCCCCTGCCTGCACCAAGACAGATATCTCTTCTGTATTTGTGCCGCCCGGGCCTGTCGCTGTCACTATCAGCGTATAGTCCCCACTATCCACTGGCGTTCCAAAAATCTCCCCTGCCGAGATTTGCGCCCACGCCGCTCCCGAGACACTCCACCCCGTCACCGAGCGATTCGCCTCGTTTTCGAGTGCCACATCCCGCTTGAAATAACTATTCAGAAAAACAGAAAACCCCTGCCCGGAGACAATCAACGGCACGCCCTCAGCGATCGTGAAGCTCACGCTTGTCGCCGCGCTCGTGCCACCGCCACCAGTTGCCGTGAAGGATGCTGTGAAGCTCCCCTTCGCTGTCGGCGTGCCGGTAATCGCCCCCGTGCCAGTATTCAGCGTCAGCCCCGCAGGCAACCCCGTGACGCCCCAAGAGGCGGCAGGGCGATCCAGCGCGTCATCGAGAGTCGGAGTCGCAGAAGTAAACGCCACACCCACCTTGCCCGCAAAGCTCTGCCCAGCCACAATACTCGGCGGCCCCACCGCGATCGAGATCGTCGCCGTTTCCGTAACCGTGCCGCCCGGACCTGTCGCCGTGAGCGTGATCGTCGCGCTGCCGCTATCCTGCGGCGTCCCTGTGATCGCGCCAGTCGTTGTGTTCAGTGCCGCCCAGCTTGGCAGCCCTGTCGCAGCCCAGCTTGTTACTGGACGATTCGTGCTGTCGGTAAGAGAAAATGTTTTACTAAACGCCGTGCCTACGGCTCCCGATGCAGTCTGCCCCGCCGTGATGATCGGCGGCCCAGCCGCAATCGTGAAGGCGATATTCGTCGCCTCGCTTGCGCCACCGCCACCAGTAGCCGTGAAGCTCGCAGCGAACGATCCTATAGCTGCCGGAGTGCCGGTAATTGCGCCCGTGCTGGTATTCAGCGTCAGCCCTGCGGGGAGCCCCGTCACACTCCACGAAGTCGCAGGCCGGTCCAGCGCATCCTCGAGAGCAGGCGTTCGGGTAAACGCCTCGCCCATCTTACCCGTAAAGCTCTGCCCAGCCGTAATAATCGGCGGCCCGAGAGCGATCGAGATCGTGATTGTCTCGGTATCTGAGCCCCCTGGCCCTGTGGCCGTAAGCGTGATCGTCGTGCTTCCCGCATCCTGCGGCGTGCCCGTGACCGTGCCTGTGGTTGTGTTCAGCGTTGCCCAGCTTGGCAACCCCGTTGCCGCCCAGCTTGTTACAGGGCGGTTCGTGCCGTCAGTCAGCGAAAAGGTCTTGCTAAACGCCGTGCCCACCGCTCCCGAGGCAGTCTGCCCAGCCGTGATGATCGGCACGCCCTCAGCGATCGTGAAGGCAATACTTGCTGCGGCGCTCGTGTCGCCGCCGCCAGTCGCCGTAAAGAAAGCTGTGAACGAGCCTTTGGCTGTCGGAGTGCCCGTGATTGCTCCCGTGCTGGTATTCAGCGTAAGCCCCGCTGGCAACCCCGCCGCGATCCAAGATGTCGCGGGCCTATTTTGCGCATCATCGAGCGCAGGGGTCGCCGAAAACGCCGTGCCTACGGCTCCCGAAAAACTCTGCCCGCTCGTGATAATCGGCGACCCCGCCGAGATGGTGAAGATAAAATCTTCGGTATCGCTCCCGGACGACACGACTATCGGAAACCCATCGCTTCCCGTAGCAGTAATGGAGGCGGTAAAAGATCCTGCGGTCGTTGGCGTGCCCGTGATCGCTCCCGTGGATGCGTTGATCGAAATACCCGCAGGAAGCCCTGTTGCCGACCATGAAGAAACCGGGCGGTTCGTGGCATCTGTTAGCAATATGTTTTGCGAAAATGCCAACCCAACCTTTCCCGTAAGACTTTGCCCGGCTGTGATGATCGGGGTTCCAATCACTTGAACATCGAAGCTATCCGAGCCCCCGAAGCTATAAATTACACTCCCCTTAAACCACCCCAACGCCGACGGGGTTCCTTCAATGTTTGGGCTCGTGCTTTGGGGGGGGAAAATGCTCATCCCCGTAGGAATCGTCCACGGATTATATGCGGAAGGCCCGTAGCTCCAACTTCCCCCCTCCCCCATCGTGCTCGATACGTAGATGTCGGAGGGCGACCAATTTCCGACCCGAGAATACGAATTCCCCAAAACAATTCTTGCGCTACTCATACCCCTAAGCGATCAAATCCCTGCTCACGCGAAGCAGGAAGGGTTGGGTTGTCACGCGGGTTGTCAGCGGGCCGCTCGCCCCCGCCGGGCGGTCAAACTCGATCTCAAACTCGCAAATCACATTTGCCTGCGTCCCCGCGTCATTTTCAAAATCTCCAAGATACGACTGCAATGCCGATCCCGCGATATAGGCGAAAACATAATATGTCGTCCGATTTTTTCCTGCCACATATTCCGCGCTGCGCCTAAAAGCAGGCGGCGGCGTCACAAAAAACACGGCCTCCGTCTCATTCCCCTTCATCGAAAATCGCGCCATTCGAATTTTTGGTGAGATTTCCGAGTAGATCGCGCTCGCCCCCGTGCCCGCTGAGATCGTCCCATCTGTAAACGCCATCTCGAAAACCACCTCATCCCCATAGCGCACCTGCCCTGCCGCAGCGCCCAGCACCACCGCGTTGCCAGACTTCACCTCCGCCGCCGGGTCGGTGCACGTCACCGCCAGTGTCTTCGTATTGATCAGCACCCGCTTCGAGTAATCCGTTTGCCCACCCACATCGTAGATCCCTACCGTGAAAGTCTCCGGCGCGGAATCACCCTCCGGATTGCTCGCCACAAAAGTCAGTCCCCACACGCCAGGAGAAGTGCCAGCGCCCGAGAGCGTGCCCGACACCGGCGAAAAAAACACCCCAGGAGGCAACCGCTGCCCCGACCCGATCCGCCATGCCACAGGGTCATTTTCCGCTGCAAGCTGGAACACAAAATCCTGCCCCACCGCGTAAGCCAACACCCCCGAAGTCTTGCTGATTACTGGAACTGCCATACGCTTGATTCAATGGTCAACGCCTACGCGGAATCAGCAGAAGGGTTATCTTCCTCGTCCGCTCTTATGACATAAGCTGCATACCCCTTCGGAGAAGAAACGCTATTTTC